TAGAGGTAATTATTATGATTTGGAATTTACTAGGAATTGGCATAAAAACAGCATCAGAAATCTATAAGAACAAAAAGGAAACACAAAGGCTAGAAAGTGTTGCAAAATTACAACACTATCAAAAGATGGCTGAAGGCAAGATTGAGTATCAGGGTAAAATACTAGAATCTCATAAAGGAGATTACAAAGATGATTTTGTCCTAATTGTGTTATCCTCGCCAATCCTATTATTAGCTTATTCTGTATTTGCTGATGACCCTAAGATTAGTGAGAAACTAGACTTATTCTTTGACAAGTTACAAAATATGCCTTTTTGGATTGTTGGACTCTGGGCATCAGTAGTTGCTGCGATTTATGGTTTGAAAGCAACAGATATCATTAATACCAAAAAGAAATGAACTACTTATTTGTAACTGTGGTGTTGAGTTATAGAAACCTCTCCACTTTTGAAAATGAGTTGACCGCTTTCAGTTTGGAAGATACTACTGATTTCGTAGCTACTAGAAATTTCATTAATAGCCTTAAAAGTAATAATCGCTATGAGATTATTTTTTGTGAATACGAAGTTGAGCCAATGGAGTTTTCCGAGCCAACCGATCCCAATATAGTTAATACTGTTCACTAAATAGGAAGAACATAATACTTATTACCTTCGTGATATTGTCTGATTTGTGATTTGGGTAATAGTTCCATGATCTGGTTAATTGTTTTGATAACCATTTTATCATTAAAGCAAAAGCAAATATAATACTGAGTATATTTAGGATCACACATTACAGATTCCCATGCACAGTATTTTTTTATATCTCGTATTTTGATTTTATTAGATGCTTTAATTTCTGCGTAAAATTGGCGGTCTTTGTTGTAACAAAAATAATCAGGTTGAGCAACCATAAGACCAAGACGAGTCCAATGTGGAATAGGTGATTCAAATAAGTTTTCATCTGCGTTGAGGAGAAGTTTTTTGAAAGCATATCCTTTATCACGGCAATAATCCTCAAACCTTTTTTCTGCAAATCTTGGATCATAGTTTTTAACTCTATCATTATAGTTCTCCATATTTAGTTTGCCTTTTGGGTAGATTTGTTTTTCCATGTTCTAATACTGTTTTGTAGTAAAGTGATTTGTTTTTTTAGTCTATCTATTTCTTCTCTAGATTCTTCTAATTGTTTTTCTAAGATAAGAATATTATTTTGCTGGGATTCTATAATCCATTCTAAATCCTTATCTCCACGAAACTTGTTATCCATTAGTTTAAATGTTTCTGGGCTGAAATATACGACCTCATATATTCTACATACGCAACATAGTTATTAAATTTAGCTTTAATTCTATCATACTCAGATGATGCTATTGCAAGTCCTTCAATATGTTTTTTATATTCTTGTTGAATGTAACCATGTTTCTCTGCCTCAGCCATTGAGCAATTATGTTTTTGTTTAGCTTCCAAACATAACTTTGAGAATATCACTTTAGTGTTTGAGTCTAATAGATTGTAATTGTATTTAGCTTCAGACATTTCATCAGCTAACTTATTTAGTTCTTGTAATATTGTTTCAGGGTTTTTTAAAGACAGCACTTCCATATACCTTCACTCGCTTTTTAGTTTAGTTTAACTTAGATATATTCTGGGTATCTAAGTTTTTCTGACTTCAACTTTTTAAGAACTTCTTTTAACTCTTGTTCTTTGTGTAAGCACTCTAAAGTCCATTCAGAATCTTTAGCGTATTGAGTTAATAACTCACTTACTTTCTGTTGAAGTTGAAAGAGATTGTTCATCTACTTTCTCCTTTTTTTTAATTAAGCTGTTGACCAACTTAATATTTTTTACCTCATATTTATCAAAGCTGCTAGGTATTTCCGCAGCGTATGCATCTTCAACAGTATCAAATTGACATTCAAAAGTAATTTGTGCATCAAAATGATATTGTTTAGTTACCATAATATTATTGTTATCATCATTCATATTAAAATCAAGGGTTGTAGTGCCAAGCAATAACAAATCAAAAGGTATCACTTACCAAAAGGGGAGATGGTAGGATAGGACTTGGCACTACTGAGTTCATATTATTTTGTAACCTTATTGTAAAGATCAATTACATGAGCGATTGTGGACTCATTAATTTCATCTACCTTAAAGTTACCAGCACGGATTCCAGCTTGTAACATACCCTGTACCCAGATTGTCATTCCTTTGGTATCTCGGGTATTATCCTTTTCGTATTTAACTGGACTAAAATCAGTTGGCTGTTCTGCTGGTGCATTTAGCCATTCTCTTTCTGATTGGGGTAATGGATCGTCCATACCTTCCGGCATAACTTGTAACTTAGGATTTTTATTCTCATCAGTTAAGACGAAGTTAGCACCTGATTTTTTAGATACACCATAGTGCATACTAACCTTGTCACCTTTTTTACATACAGGTGTAATCGCAGACCATAATGTAGCTTCTACATCATCTACTATGATTTTAAAGTTAGGGAACTTACTTGGTTGTCCATCTCTAAGCCGATTGTCAAAGATGGCTTTTACTGTGCCTAATATATGTGGCATTATTTTTCTCCTTGTTTTGGTTTAAATTTTGGATTTAAAAAATAAAATAAATCTATACATGATTTAGCTACTTCAATAGATTCATCATTAAGATCAAATGTTTTAATATTTAGATCACCTTTTTTTGTGCAATTTACAATTACACCTTTAGTAATATTATAATCTGTCATTTCTTTTAAACATAAAAAATAACAAAAAATTTGTGCTACCATTGATGATCTGATGCCTGACGAGGTTTTCCAATCATAAATAATATATTCACCTTTACCATTTTTAAATAAAGCATCTAATGTTCCAGTAAATCCAAACTCTCTTGATAGAACTCTTTTTTCTGTCCATATTAATTCAAGACCTTGTTGTTCAGAATACCATTCTTTAAACTTAGCAAAAGATTTAACCATTTGTTCATTGGTAAATTCAGGTTCATCACCATGCTGGATATAATTTTCAATCGCATCATGTACATGGCTGCCAATAACTCCACTAGAATTTAAACTTTGTCTATGTGCAAATTTAATAAGTTCAAAATATTCCATTAATTGAACTTCATCATAACTCTTACCAGCTTGTATCAGTTCTTTAAATTTATTAGCTGATTCATTTGCAGACCATTGTACTAATGGTGCTGAAGGAGTTAATAACTTAGTTATTGTTGTTACTGATGGTCTTTCTAATTCTTTCCAGTAATATTTGTGAGGTTGAGGATCAAAAGAAATTATTTCTGATGTTCCGTCCTTAAATTGTATTTGGTCTTTTATCATGCCTTCTCCTTTAATTTGTTAAATGTATTACGATTGTTAAAAAGATTTGAAACAAAAGTAAACAACTAATTATCCAACACCATGTTATTATTGTTTTCATATTCTATCTCCCTGTAATAACTTTTAATTGGTTTATACAAATTTTGAACAGGTACTTTTAAAAAGTCAGCTAGTAATTTTAATTTAGCACTAGAAACTTGGTTTGTACCTTTTTCAAACTTTTGCATTTGTTGAAATGTTACACCAATAGATTTACCAACATCACCTTGTGTTAGTTTTTTTCTATATTTTTTCTTACCATGAACAACCTTGAAGGTATTAGTTCTAATAAGAAAAAGATTACTGGCTATCGTTTGGTTGATTTCCTGTTCCGTCATTTGCCTTCTCCATTTTTATAAGTTTAGATTCAAGATTATTAAGAATGTTAAATAGATAAACATTATCTGATATATGCAGCAGCATATCCAAAGAACCATTCTTTGCACAGTAACTATAAGAACTAATTAAGTTCTTTAAAGTTTGTACTTGGTTTTTGTTCATACGTTTCTTCCTTTAAGTTTTTTATATCTTCTTCTATTTCTTCTAAGCATTGGTGTTCTTGATCAATCATATCTGTATAAAGATCAGCCATTCTTATTGTATATAATCTTCTAAATTTTTCTAAGATTACATCTATTTTTGCATTAAGTTTACTCATGTTGTTTCCTTCCTATTTATTTAAGACGCTATGTCCACGTCCAGTTAAACAATTATTCATTATTTTTTTTTCTTTGTATTCCATTTTAGGAATTAACCAAAGAGTTTGAGGTCTGATTACGAAATTGTGAACATAAGCATAACCTTCAACAAAGTAGTTTACGTTTTGATCTGTTAAATCCCTACAAATAACTAGATCATTAGTAAGCTGCTCTGCTCTTGATTTGTCAAACGTACCTGAACGTCCAACAGTATCAACTTTTGGATTGTAAGCACAATTAGTCAAAGCTAAACATAAAATAATTACCTTCCATTTCATATTATTTATCTCCAGTTAATTGTTGCATCATTTGTAAGCATACCTGAGGATTGATATACATAAATCTATTTAAAGTTTTTTTTTGTTGTTCAACAGAACCTAATAATTGAAATTCTCCTGTTTCCCAATTAACTTTAACTTTGCCTTCAGATTCTAATTGTCTAAAGCGTTCTTTAACATCTTTTTTCATCTATTACCTTCCCTTAGCTTTGTTATTATTTTGTTAAACTTTGTAACTAATTCATGGTTATCTTTCAAGCCATCATTAGTTAAATGCTCTATATATTTTTCTAAAGCATCAATCGTTAGTTCTTTTTCTACTAACGTAAGGTTATAGTTTATCATTGTTTTCTCCTTCCATTATTTGTTTACGTAATTTTTCTAATTGGTTTTTTTCTTTTGTAGTCGTAAAGCCACGTTTATTTTCGTTTTCTAAAATTCTAACGTAAACTTTACGATACAATCTTTTAATGTCTTGCAAAGTTGTCATTGATAATAACTCTCATCATCAAATTCATTACATTGTTCTTCGTATGTAATATCTCCATGCCTAGTTAGAACTTTTCTATACCAGTGTTTATAATTTTCTGGTTCATCTTTTTTATGCCAAGACACTTGAAACTTTGCTTGTTGCAAATAATCTTTTCTTGTTGCATCTTCCCAATCAAGTTCTCCATCAAATATATTTTCCCATTCATCAGCATAACGATTTAAAAAAGATTTCTGTTCATGCTTTGGCAATTTCGCAAATGGTATATTGGTTTCTAATAATTTTTTCATTATTGATTCCTCTCAACGATTGCAGCTATTGTCATACATAATAACATAAATGTACCACAGATAATTAAAGCACCCATTATTTACCTTCCTTTAAAGTTTGTTTTAAATATTGTGTTGTTAATTTTGCTAAGCCTGATTTAAAATCATCAAACATAATTTCCCAACCTGTATTGAGAGTGCCACTTTTCTCTCTTATCTCATTAAGATCATCAAGTTGATTATTTGCTGCACATAAAATTGCTTGTGCTTCTTTTTCTGTTAAGTTTATTTTCATATCTACCTTCCTTGTTGATTTGTTATAAAAGTATTTAACCAAATATTAGAATATTTTGCAATAGTTATTTTAACCAATTAGTAGAATTATTTTTACTGTTGCTATTATACAACATATAAGTATTAGCTTTAATTGTAGCCATTCTTTTGCCTTCCAAGAGTGGCTACGCTATAAGAATAAAAGGTGAACAAAAAAAAATTAGTCAAATCCTTAAAACATCTAAAGTTTGTAGCCGAATATCCTTGCCTGATTTGCGGTAGTGATTCGGTTCAAGTTGCACATATTAGATCGTTACCTTCTGCTCCGATTGGTTTAGGCAGACGTGATGATCGTTATACAGTTCCACTTTGTTTTAGTTGTCATAGCAAACAGCACAGTATGAATGAAAAAGTATTCTGGGAAAAAAATATGATTAACCCAATGGTTGTCGCAAAGGAATTATGTTTGCAAAGCGATTGTAAAAAGGTAAAAGATTTTAACGAATCAACAGATTATTTTAAGGAAGGTAAAGATGAAAGTTCTAGTAGCTTGTGAATACTCAGGCATAGTTAGAGATGCTTTTGCAGCTAAAGGACATGATGCTTGGAGTTGCGATATTTTACCAACTGAATCACCAGGACAACATATTCAAGATGATGTTTTAAAACATTTAGATAAAGGTTGGGATTTAATGATAGCACACCCACCTTGTACTCATTTAGCTGTTAGTGGTGCTAGATGGTTTACAGAAGGAAAAAAAGATTGGTCATTACAAGTAGAGGCATTAGATTTTGTTAGAAAATTATTAAATGCACCTATTGATAAAATAGCATTAGAAAATCCAGTAAGTGTAATATCATCTAAAATTAGAAAACCAAATCAAACTATTCAACCTTATCAATTTGGTCATAAAGTATCTAAAAGAACTTGTTTATGGTTAAAAAATTTACCTAATCTTTTACCTACAAAAATTGTAGAGCCAGAAATTATAAATGTAAATGGTTATAAAATGAGTAAATTTCATTATGAAACTTTTAGATTACCAAAAAAAATAAGAGGAAAAGTTAGAAGTAGATTTTATGAAGGTATAGCAGAAGCTATGGCTAATCAATGGGGGGTACAATGAAAAAAGGTTGGATATTATTACATAGAAAGATTTATCAAAGCAATAATTTTAGAGGCGAATTAGATAGATCGGTATTTATATTTTTATTAAGTCAGGCAAGTTATGAACCCACACAAGTCGTTTATAGAAAAAAACAAATTATCTTAGAACGTGGTCAATTATTAATTACTTATGGCGATATTGCTAAGCGATTTGATATATCCGTCCAAAACGCCAGAACTATAATTAAGCACTTAAAACTAACAGGGTGTCTAACAGTTACTCTAACACGAGGTTTAATGCGAATAAGCATTGAAAAATATATAAAATATCAAGATATTGATTCCAAGAAAACAACTAGATCAACAGGGAGTCTAACTAACAGAAGAAAGAATACAAAGAAATTAAATAATACTATATATACTAGTAATATTATAAATATGAAAAAAGTAGATATTAAGTCTAGCATACCTAAGCTGAAAAGCCTTAATCATACACTACATGAAAACAAAGATGAATTTCAACGTGCGTTTGAACGTGGTGGACAATGGGAATATGAGCAGCTAGTCAAAAAAAGACTTGCCGATCAAAACGAATAATATTAAATCGTAGTCATTCAAATCAATGTGGATTTGAAACTATATGTAAAAAAAACTAATATGGTTTTTTTGATTGTGGAAGGCTAGGTTGGATTAAGTTACGTTTTTCTCCCTAGCCTTTTTAATTCAGAGAGGAGTCTAATATGCCAAAAGGTTATATGTCTAAAATGGGTAAACCCGTGAAGAAAAAAAAGAAAAAGAAGAAGAAGTAATGGCAAAAAAGAAAAAAATGGTTTGGGAAAAAGCTAGACCCAAGAAACTTGGAAAGCCTAAATCATTTAATAAAAAATCTAAAAAATATAAATCAGTTAAAAGAAAAGCTGATAAGTTATTCGGCAAATCAGTTAGCTTTGTTAAAAATATATTTATTAGCCGTATGGTTAAAAAGAGAAAGAAAAAATAGATGGGATTTAACATACAAAACAGCAGACCCTTTTTAGAATTTGACTTTGGTATTTCTGTACAAAAAGGTTTAGTAGATAATTTTAGTGCAGTTGGTCAATTTGGTTATAATCCTGATGTCAGTACATCATTTGAAACTGTTACATCAGTTGGTGGAATTTATGTTTATCCTACAACTGCAACAACAGCAGTAGCCACAAGTTCAAACACAGCAGCAGATAATAACGGAACAGTATTAATATCAGGATTAGATGAAAATTATAATCTTGCATCTGAAACCATAACAATCGGTGGAGCAGCTTCTACAACAACATTTATTAGAGTCTTTAGTGCAAGAATGATTACAGCAAATACCGGTGATGCTAATGTAGGAACAATTACTATTACAGTAGATTCTAAAACAGTTGCAACAATTCCTGTAGGTTATGGTTCTAATTTATCATGTATCTATACTGTACCAGTTAATAAAAGAGCATGGATTGTATCTGCATCTATTGGAATGAGTAAGCAAAAAGAATTGGAATCCAAAATCATGGTTAAAGGTATTAATAATGGTAACGTATGGAATACAGTTGGTTATCAATCATCATTTAGTGTTCCAGTTTATAGAAAGTTTGAGATACCTATTCTAGTAGAAGAAAAATCAGACATAGAAATACGAGCAAAAGCAGATGCAACTTGTGCAGTATCAGCATCATTTAGTTTATACCTAGAGGATCATCAGTAATGGCTGGACTTACCACTTCAGCAACATTATCTGAACTTTATACTAAGCGTATGACTCGTGGACGATATAAAATCGTAAAATCTAAAAAACCTAAAAAGTTTATTTATAAGCCAAAGAAAAAATGAGAAAGCCTACATCTCTGAAGTTCGGGCATAGGCTAATTAAAATAAAATATATCCCACACGCAACAGCATCTAGACTAGGTTTCCTTGCAGAGATTGACACAGACAAAAACTCTATACGAGTAGATAAATCACTAGACCACCCAACAACACTTAACTGTATTATCCATGAATTAATCCACCTTATATGTGATCATTATTCTATTGAATGTTCAGCTAACATAGAGGAATTATTTGCAGAATGTGGAACTAATGGTTTATTAGATGCTTTATCACAAAATCAAAAGCTACTAGAATATCTTGCAAATAGTTTAAAAAAAGATTAATCCATAAGTTTACGATACATAAATCGGTTAATTATGGACAAGAAAAAAGAAATCATCACAGTAGAAGCTAAGCCAATAGGCAGACCTAAGTTTGACTTTAATGAGAAAGTGCTACAACAAGTAGAGGATATGGCTAGTTATATGTGTAGCAAACAAGAAATTGCCAAAATCATTGGTTGTTCTAAAGACACTATATATAGATCACAAGAAGCTGATGACGCCTACCAACGTGGGGTTGCTAGGGCAAAAACCACCATAAGAAAGACACAATTTGATATTGCTACTAAACTAAATTCAGCTATGATGGCTATGTATTTAGGTAAAGTTTATCTAAGACAAGATAGAGATGATGAACAAGAAGATACTAAACCTTTACCATTGGGAGATGTGATTGACTTGTAAAAAGTGCGATTACTGTAAAAAAAAAGCAGATGTTATTGTAGAAGGATTATATTGGTGTGCTGATTGCATGATAGCTAAACTTGGTATATGGATAGATGATTATGGCAACATACAAAGGAAGAAAACTAAACAAACCATTCAGAACTCCAAGTGCGAGTAAGAAGTTTGGTGTTTATGTCAAAGACAGATCATCTGGAAGAATTAAAATAGTAAGGTTCGGAGCAAAGGGTATGAGTATTAAGAAAAACATACCAGCTAGACAAAGATCATTTATGGCAAGATTTAGACCGATTTTACAAAAGGTTAGATCATCAGGTAAACAGGTTAATCTATCTCCAGCTTATTGGGCGGTGCAATCTTGGAAAAAAGGTTTTAAGGTGTGAAAGTCTTTGTACTCATAATGCACTTAATGGTTTGGGATACTGAAATGAATATGATGCGTGGATTAACTTTCTTTGAACCGGATATACCTAAATATAAAACAAAAGATGCTTGTATTGAACAAGGAATGAAGATAATCGCAGATGCTAAAGAAAACTTTAAAAAGATGAAATTAAAAACAGGTGAATTTGATATCACTTGCATTGAGGTAAAAGATGAGTCTGTATGATATTTATTTAGAACAAGCTAAGATACTTCACTCTGATGCTGCGAAATGGAGAGGCACTACACTCACTCACTATATCCCTGAAATAAAACAAATCATCAAAGACAAGGGATTAAAAACAATATTAGATTATGGCTGTGGTAAGGCAAAGTTTCACCCAGCAGAATGGAACGCTACCAAGTATGATCCAGCCGTGCCAGAGTTTAGCACAAAGCCAGAAGGTAGATTTGATTTAGTTATTTGTACTGATGTATTAGAACACATACCACAAGACTCATTACAAGATACGATTAAAGATATATTTAACTATTCAGATCAATGGGTATTCCTAAGTGTATGTTGTAGGAAAGCCAAAGAGATTTTACCTAACGGATATAACGCACACGCTACCATAGAGTCAGAAAAATGGTGGAGAGAACTATTATCAGGATATGAAAACTACACATTACGATTCAGCCAATGAGTTTGATCCTGTATCTTATTTTGAAGGTAAGAAAGTATTACTTGTTGGAAACTCAGAAAATCCAAAAGAACAAGACTATCTAAAATATAACAGCATTGTCAGAATGAATCTTGGCGTACAAGAAGAACCCTGTGATGTTTGGATTAATAACTTAGTAAACAAGGCACATGATTTTCTTGGTTATATTCCTAATGTTGAAAAGATTATGAGAATGAATTGCGAAAAAGGTGGAAAGCGTTTAAACAGATATCCTAAAGAATTAGACAAATATAAAATATGGTTTTGGAATGTTACTGACTACAATAATCTCTGCAATAAATACTCATACCCAAGACCTACTACTGGTCTTATTGCGATTTATTATTTTCTTAACTTTGTTAATTGTGATCTTACCATTACTGGCTATGACTTCTTTGAGAGTCGTAATCGTTGGACTATGGAGATACACCAGCACTCTGGTACACCAGCGTACCCCGTACACGACATGGAAAAAGAAAAACAAATAGTAACTGATTGGGTTAAACAAAAAAGACTCAATGCCATTATCTGAACCGCAAAAAGAAGTTATTAAATCTGAAAAAAGATTTAGGGTACTTATTACCGGCAGACGATTTGGTAAGACACATCTTTGCTTAGTAGAGATTCTAAGACAAGCCAGACATTGTGATAACGGAAAGATATTCTATGTATCACCAACGTACAGAATGTCCAAAGAGATTATGTGGAAGCAG